TTTCCACGTGCAACTTCAGCATTGGTAGCTGCAGTCCAAGCCTTGTTTTGCCTAGATTCATCTCTCAACTGTCCTAATTCTTTCATGTGAGAGTCAAAGGTTATTTCATATTTCTTTTGTAGCTCAGATCTCAACTCACCAATATATTGAACCACCAAAGGAAACTTCTGAGGATTTTGAAGTCTACTAGCATGCATATAAGCTGAGTCTTCTGCATATCCAGCTTTCTTAGCACATTCGGTAGCCGTCATTCGGCCTTCATTGTATACCAATAGCTGTGCAAATTTCATTTGCTGTTCGGTCAATCTTTTGAGTGGTCCTGCCATATGTTGCATTATAATTCTTATTGGGTATATTGCAATACATGTTAAACGGAAAGCTATTAAGACAGGTACTAGATAAAATGCTTACAAATTCACCCGTTGCTCAAAATGCTAGGGTACAGATTGTTGATAAGACAGGTAAGTTCTATGATGTTTCTGAAATAAGATTAGCTGAAAATAAGCTGGTTGGAGTTCGAGAAACTCACAGAATTATTCTAACTCTTGTGGAGGAAAAAGGGTGGAGAATGGGTAAGATTTTGAAACTTAAATGATAAGTTTATTATGTAGGACTTATCACGGTTAAATGCGTAAAAACGAGACAAAATTTTGGCATGAAATTAAGAATGCAGGATGGAAAATTTCGTTTACTCGTATTGAAAATACTGCCTCTCATGGCACGCCAGACTTATTATGTCAGAACAAAAATCATGTTTTTTTCACAACCGAATTAAAGATAAGTTATGATAAGAAAGTTCGTTTCTCCCCACACCAAATTAGCTTCCATGTTAGGCATCCCAGGAATACTTTTGTGCTGCTAAAGACCCTCGGTCCTTTAGCCATAAAACTTTATGAGGGGAAGGATATCCTTGAGCTTGTGGCCAAGGGCCACGAACAGGTTAGGCCTGTTGCTTGTGGACTTGAGGCCTGTGGCTTGTTGCTTGAGGCTCTCGGCTCTTGAGCCTAGCGCTTGCGGGCGGGTCCCACCCAAACCAGTTCAGTCTGGGTGTGAGGAGGTCACACCCATCCTGGGTAGCTGCTAGTCTAGCAGCGTCATGTATTGTTTCGGAAAGTATTGTCTGAACCAGTTCAAACCCTGGGCATGGCTCTTCCAATACGGCGAACCGCCTTCACCTACCTGGCGGTCATGATTCGTGGCCAGCTGCTCGCTGCCCATGATGACATCATACACAGCTATCGCAAATTCCGGCAGAGCTGCTAGCTCCCCCGTGAATCTATTCGCTACGCTGCCCATGGCTGTCGGGTCCTCAGACAAACCAACCGGAAACGGCAGCTTAATTGTTTTACCTTCGTATTTTATTTTTTTCATATTATCCTTTCCTTGATTCGTTATAGGATATTCGAGGATCATTGTCAAGCTGTAAAAAATTTTTTTCCTGGGATAAGTGCTTGTGGGCGGGACCCACCCTTATTTTTTTTTTTTTTAGCAGCGAGCTTGCTGCTCACCCTTCCTGGTCACCCTTCCAGGGCTCAAGCTGCTGTTTAGCAGCTGAGCTCAGCTTGGGGGCAGTGAACCAATGTTTTGCCCCCAACCTTTTACTCCCAAGGACAAGCCAAGAGAAGTAATAAGTGAAACACTATAATCACACAGATCCAAAAAATCATGTGTAAAAATATAATATGATCACGGCACCAACAAAGCCAATTAACATTTCATACAATTCCATCTTCGCTTTGAAATATGTTGGCAGATACTTGAACAATTTCTGCATTTGCAGATGTGTATCTTTCTTGGTCTCTGTCCCAAAAAGTCATGTATAATTTACCTGTCTTTTTGTTCCGTGAAATTTTGCTTTTTTCGTCCCATGTCCCTTTTCTACTAATTGACTGACCATTCATATTTTCCTGCCCACCATTAATAGTTTCCGGTGTCCATGTAGCAATAAATTTATCACCAATTTTAAATTTCATATTTCCTCCTTTCTACACTTGACTTTATATTAATTTCCTATATTGTCAACCCATGAAAGGAGAAATAAACATGGATATAGCAAAGGTACAATTCGTTGTTCTGAAAATAGAAGAACATAAATTGTCAGACCAACCATATAAAGTAAAAGTATGGGTTGAAGAAAGTTTTGACAATATATCAGACGCGAACAAATACAAGGATGCAAAGGACACTTTGTCAAGAGTAGTTCCACAAGAATATGATTGGATTACTACACAATACAAAGTTCAACAGATTTTTTTCAAGTCCTTTGTCCAAGCTGATAAATCAGCTTAACTTGTAAAAAAGCTCTCGGTGTTGCAGAAATGCAACACTGGAGAGAAGAGCATGTGGGCGGGACCCACCCTAAAAAAAAATAAAATAAAAACCCAAAATGAACAGAGCTTTTTAATTGACATCAATATAGGATATTATATTATTTTAATATCAAAGCAAATATACAACAAAGGAGGAAATATGGGTTTTGATTTATACGGACTAAATCCGAACAATCCGAAAAAAGCTGTAAAGCCGAAGTTGGATTGGGACAAGCCAACAACTGAAAAAGAAAGAGAAGAATACTTTGAAAAAGTTAACGAATATCAAAGTCAAGTCGTTGGTGATTACTTTCGTTCTAACGTTTGGTGGTGGAGACCGTTAGCCGATTATATCATTCAATATACAAATTGCGTTTCTGAAGAAGACGAGAAACATTGGGGATATAACGACGGACACATAGTTAGCGAAGAAGAAGCAAAGGCAATTGCTAAACAACTAACTCATCTTATAGAAACAGGGCATACAAGAAAACATGCTGAAGACTATGAGAGAGAAAGACAAAAGCAAGAAGACTTTAACAAAAGAATAGAAAAAAAGTTGAGGGCTTTTGAAAAGTCTGTGAAGAAAAAAATGGGCGAGGACGTAGCACCAAGAGACTACTCTGAAGAAGATAAAAAGAAATGGGATAGTCTTTACGAGAAAAAATCTTGGGGGGCAAACTATCCTTTTTCCGTGAACCACGTAACACAGTTTATTGAGTTCGCGAAAAACAGTGGAGGCTTTAGGATTTGCTAATGAAAAACAAAATACAAATGTTTTACCACTGTAAGAAATGTTTAAAGGAGCAAAAAAACTCGGGGCTATCGCCCCGAGAATATGCTTCGTTCGAGTTCGGTGTTACTGAAAAAGGTTTTCAGTTGTGGTGTACACGGCACGAGGAAAACGTTTTGGCACTTGATTTGTTGGGGCAGAAAGTTGCTTACGACGGCTAGGATATTATAGGACGTAAGTCAATAGGGTAGCCGTCCATTTTGGGTCGGCTGCCCGAGAAAAGAGCATGTGGGCGGGTCCCACCCTTATAGAGGTCCCAATAGGAATTATTACTGCCGTTGTAGCTTTACAAAAAAATCGAAAGGGGTGTCGTGTAGTAGGGGTCCCAAGACATACCTATATAGTTTGATTTGGATAGTTTTACATGTATATTAGTTTATACCCATATTGAAACATATGCTGACACTAGAAGATATTAATAAAATAAAAGATCCTACTGAACGTAGAAAGTTAAAAGAAGATTTAGTTAATGCGGATGAAGCTGCTGATCGAAAAGAAGCTAATGAGGATTTTCTATCTTTTGTAAAACAAATGTGGCCTCAATTTATTGAAGGTGAACATCATCAAAGGATCTCTGATAAATTTAATAAATTAGCTACGGGTGAAATAACAAGACTAATTATTAATATGCCACCAAGGCATACTAAATCAGAATTTGCTTCTTACTTTTTGCCTGCATGGATGATAGGTAAGAATCCTGCTTTAAAAATAATTCAAGCAACACACACAGCAGAACTTGCGATAAGTTTTGGACGTAAAACAAAAAATTTAATTGACTCTATTAATTATCAAAAAATTTTTAATACAAGATTACAAGAAGACTCTAAAGCTGCAGGGCGTTGGAATACATCTGAACAAGGAGAATATTTTGCTGTTGGTGTTAAAGGTGCTGTAACCGGAAGAGGTGCAGATCTGTTAATTATTGACGACCCACATTCAGAGCAAGACGGAGCAAGTAACAAGACCACAGCTTTTGATACAGCTTACGAATGGTATACATCAGGACCACGACAACGTTTGCAACCTGGTGGTCGTATTGTTGTTGTCATGACACGTTGGTCAACTAAAGATCTAACTGCAAGATTAGTAAATGCACAAGCAGATGAAAATGCAGATCAATGGGAAGTTATAGAGTTCCCTGCAATTTTACCAAATGGAAAACCTGTGTGGCCTGAATATTGGAAGTTAGAAGATTTAGAAACAGCAAAAGCTTCTGCCGGTGTAAATAAATTTAATGCACAGTATCAACAAAATCCAACATCAGAAGAAGGTGCAATTATAAAACGTGAGTGGTGGCAGGATTGGGATAAGGATGAATTACCAAGAGTTTATCATTGCATACAATCTTACGATACAGCATTCTTAAAAAAAGAAACTGCTGACTTTTCTGCAATTACAACATGGGGCGTGTTCCGAGAAAATGAAGACTCACAAGAATGTTTGATACTCCTTGATTCGTGGAAAGGTCGAGTTGAGTTTCCAGAACTAAGGCGCGTGGCCAAAGAACAATATGATTATTGGAAACCTGAAACAGTTATTGTGGAAGCGAAAGCATCAGGTCTGCCACTGACACACGAGCTAAGGAACATGGACATACCGGTGGTTAATTTCACCCCAAGCAAAGGACAAGATAAACACGCAAGAATAAATGCCGTAGCACCACTATTTGAGTCGGGTAAGATCTATGCACCTTTAGATCGAGAGTATGCTGAAGAAATGATAGAAGAAGTAGCTGCGTTTCCATTTGGAGAAAACGATGACTTAGTAGATTCTATGACTCAAGCTTTATTAAGATATAGGCAAGGTGGACTGATAACTCACCCCGAAGATGTTATAGAACCCTCTTTACCTCGTGGTAAAAAGAGTTATTATTGGTAGATTATTATGTCG